ATATTTTATCTCGGTGAAAAAACATTAATCAAATTATTTCCCGAATTGCTTGAACAGAAAGTAGAGTTATCTTATATTTTACAAAAAGGTGAAAATTTACTTAAAGAAGAAAAGGGAAACACCGCAATTCAAAATCTATTAAGTGGTAAAACTAAAGAAGGTATTTTTGGAGATGAATTTTATGTCATAAACCAAAAACTTGTAGATTTAGATAATCCACTTTTGAATGATGATGAAAAAGAATTAGTTCAACAATATTACTCTGAATCGATGGATCCCGATGGAAGAGGACATAGAAACTTAATTCGAATGATGATGGAGGACGGATTTTTTAAATATCTACCAAAAGGAGATGATGCATGGGTTAATTTCTTGAAGCCCTTTTTAAAACTTTCAAGAAAAGAAAAAACAAATTTTAGAAACAAACAAAGAAAAAAGTAAATTATGAGAGAACAAGAAACAACAAAAGTAGAGTTTTTGTTAATGTGTAATGAAAACATCGTGGTTCAGCGATTTTTTAATGTGAAAGGATTTAATAAAAATTCTATTCAATCTGAAGAACTTTATAATTATGTTCGACAATTTTGTAACAATTTACAGTATGATCTTAAGATGAGAACTGTAGTATACATGATTGACAATCAGTATGAAATTAGTGAGAACCCAGAGGTACTTAATACCTCAAATACAGAGGGTGAAGAAAATTTTATGTTATATATTAAGACTTCAGATATGACAATATGTCAGAGAACGTTCGACGCCAAATTATACCCACCAAAGGTCAGATATACTGTAGACCTACGCCCACGACTGAAAAAGGTATTAGGTGAGTTGACTGACATTTTTTCAGGGAAAAAATTTAATTATTTTAAACCAAATTTTATCTAAAGTTAGTACTATTTATCAATACTAAACGATAAAAAAACTATGGCGACGAACAAAAATTTTGACTATTTAGGAAACAATTTCCAAGTACAATTACTCAATCAAATTATTTTAGACAAAGAGTTTTCACACTCAATACTTGATGTCATTGAAAGTAATTATTTTGAAAACAAATATTTCAGAATAATCATTCAAATGATTAAAGAATATTACGTGAAGTACGATCACACACCATCTTTTGAAACACTTGAACAAGTTGCAAAATCCGAGTTACAACAGGAGTTTGCAGTCAAGGTAGTCCTTGATACAATTAAGAAAATCAAGGATGCACCTATCGATGGAGCGGATTTTGTACAAGAAAAGGCATTAAAATTCTGTAAACAACAAGAACTACAGAAGGTAATGGTAAAAGCACAAAAGATCATTGACGGTGGAGAATTTGAAAGTTATGACACACTTGAAGAATTAGTAAGAGATGCATTACTTGTGGGTAACAAAGACACCTCAATGATGGACGTATTTTCAAATTTAGATCAAGTACTTGAGGAAGACTACAGACACCCAATTCCAATGGGAATACCAGGAATTGACAGACTACTTAAAGGTGGTTTGGCGAAGGGTGAGATCGGTGTAATATTAGCACCAACAGGCGTGGGTAAATCTACGGTACTTACAAAGATATCAAACCACGCTTTTAACCTTGGATTTAACGTTCTTCAAGTATTCTTTGAAGACAACCCGAAGGTAATTCAACGTAAACATTTTACATTATGGACTAAAATACACCCTGACGAATTGTCAGAAAAAAAAGAGGAAGTAATGCAAAAAGTACAAGAAATCAAAACAACAATGCCAAACGAGTTGATTTTGAAAAAATTACCTTCCGACACCAAAACCATGTTACAAATTAAAAATGAAATCAGAAAAATGATTGCTGATGGAATCAAGATTGACATGGTGGTATTAGACTATATTGATTGTATTGTTCCAGACAAAAATCTTGGGGACGAATGGAAAAGTGAAGGTAGTGTTATGAGAGGATTTGAAGCAATGTGTCACGAATTAAATATTGTAGGTTGGACCGCAACTCAAGGTAACCGGTCATCAATTTCATCTGAAGTTGTAACAACTGATCAAATGGGTGGGTCAATTAAAAAGGCTCAAGTTGGACACGTAATTATATCAGTAGCAAAAACACTACAAAAAAAAGAACTCAAGTTGGCAACAATAGCAATCACAAAGTCCAGAATTGGTGATGATGGAATAGTATTTGAAAACTGTAAGTTTGATAACGCAATGATCGATATTGATACAGAATCAACAACAACATTCCTAGGTCTTGAAGATCAAAAAGAAGAAAGACAAAGACAACGAGTAAAAGAACTACTTGAAAAAAGAAAAGAAAGGGAAAAACAATCCTAAAAAGTTGAATATTTAAATAACAATAATTAAATTTTAAAAATATGAATATCTCACAAGAAATATTAAGCAACATCACGGTGTATATGAAATACGCCAAATTTGTTCCCGAATTAAATAGAAGGGAAACATGGGAAGAATTGGTGACAAGAAACAAAGAAATGCACCAAAAGAAATACCCCCACATTAAAGACGAAATCGAAGAAGTATACAAAATGGTATATGACAAAAAAATTCTTCCTTCGATGAGGTCATTACAGTTTGGTGGAAAACCAATTGAAATTTCACCAAACAGAATCTACAACTGTGCTTATCTACCGATTGACCATCAAGATGCATTTTCAGAAACAATGTTCTTGTTATTAGGTGGAACAGGAGTAGGATTTTCAGTTCAAAAACATCACGTAGATAAACTCCCAGAGATTAAAAAACCAAATCCAAGTAGAACAAGAAGATACTTGATTGGAGATAGTATTGAAGGGTGGGCTGACGCAATTAAAGTATTGGTAGAATCTTATTTTGGTGTTAAATCATCAACACCAGTATTTGATTTCTCTGATATTCGTCAAAAAGGAGCGTTACTTGTAACATCAGGTGGAAAAGCACCGGGACCTCAACCACTTAAAGATTGTATTCACAATATTACTAAAGTGTTTGAAAACAAAAATGATGGAGAAAAGTTAACACCTATTGAAACTCATGATATTGTTTGTCATATTGCAGATGCGGTATTGGCAGGTGGTATTAGAAGAGCAGCCCTTATATCATTGTTTTCCGCTGATGATGATGAAATGATTTCTTGTAAATCAGGAAACTGGTGGGAAAAGAACCCACAAAGAGGTAGAGCAAACAATTCGGCAGTTCTTCTTCGTCACAAAGTAACTAAAGAATATTTTATGGATCTTTGGAAACGAATTGAATTGTCAGGAGCTGGGGAACCAGGTATCTACTTGTCAAATGACAAAGACTGGGGAACTAACCCTTGTTGTGAAATCGGTCTTCGTCCGTATCAATTCTGTAACCTGTGTGAGGTTAACGCTTCTGACATCGAATCTCAAGAAGATTTTGAAAAAAGAGTTAAAGGAGCCGCGTTTATCGGGACTCTCCAAGCCGGATACACAGATTTCCATTACCTTCGCGATGTATGGAAAAGAACGACAGAAAAGGACGCTCTTATCGGAGTTGGTATGACGGGAATTGGTTCTGGTGTTGTATTAGGTTATGACATGAAAGCTGGAGCACAAGCCGTAAAAGACGAGAACGAAAGAGTTGCTGGACTTATTGGAATCAATAAAGCAGCAAGAACAACAACGGTAAAACCATCGGGTACATCATCATTAGTGTTGGGAACATCTTCAGGTATTCACGCATGGCATAATGATTTTTATTTAAGAAGAATTCGTGTTGGTAAAAACGAAGCAATCTATTCTTACTTGGCAATCAACCATCCTGAATTAGTTGAAGACGAATATTTCCGTCCACATGACACGGCAGTAATCACAATCCCACAAAAAGCGCCAGAAGGATCAATTCTTCGATATGAATCAGTTTTTCAAATGTTGGACCGTGTGAAAAAAGTATCACAAGAGTGGGTTCGTTCAGGACACAGAAGTGGTCAAAATTCACACAACGTTTCAGCGACAGTTTCAATCAAAGAAGATGAATGGGACTTGGTAGGTGAATGGATGTGGAATAACAGAAAATTCTATAATGGACTTTCAGTATTACCTTATTCAAACCACACTTACAAACAAGCACCTTTTGAGGATTGTACACAAGAAGATTTTGAAAGATTAGTTAAGACATTAACAAATGTTAACCTAACTAAAGTCATCGAACTTCAAGATAATACTAACTTAAGCGGTGAATTGGCTTGTGCAAACGGATCTTGCGAGATCATTTAATGTTAGAAAAGTAAGGAATTTATTATAAGTTCCTTACTTTTTTTATTTCACAATATATTTATATATAATAACAAATACTTGTGAAATATGAAAAAAATTGAAATGATTGGTAAAGTTTTTGGAAAACTTAAAGTTGTTGAAGAACTAAAAAAGAATAAAAATGGTCACATAAGATATAGGTGTGAATGTGAATGTGGTAATATAACAGAAGTTTTTGGGACTCACCTACGTAGCGGCACTATAATTTCTTGTGGTTGTAAAAATAGAATCAATAAAGAAGGGGGTATTAATGGTGATTTATGGTATAACATAACTAGATATAAAACATCCAAAAGATTAAATAGAAAAAATTTAAATTTTAATTTAACCAAAGAATATATTCATGAATTATTTAAAAAACAAAACGGAAAATGTAGTTTATCAGGAATTAACATTAGATTACCAATTAGTTGGAATGATAAATCATATACCGCATCATTAGATAGAATAGATAGTAAAAATGGTTATGTTATTGGGAATGTACAATGGGTTCATAAACACATAAATGTAATGAAAAATATCTTCAGTCAAGACATGTTTATTTTCTTATGTAATCAAGTTACAAAAAATAACAAATTAGTTGATTTTGATATTAAAAAAATCGATGAATTTAAATGGGGTTTAAATACGAAATATTATGAAACAAACTTGGGGAAATGATTTAACAATAATTTATCGAGTATTGTTAGATTTCTATAACTTTAAAAAATGAAATTAAAATGACAGTAAACGCATCAAAAGATTGGATACAACAGTTATATGTTCGGGAGACAACTAAAAAGTCTCCTGAACCTGACTTTTATAAAGATGATTTGGGAAAGATTGTAATGACCGAATCATATCATATCAAAAGAGGAAGTTGTTGTGGATCAAGATGTAGACATTGTCCCTATGAACCACAATATCAAAAAGGAAACAAAGAATTACAAAAATCACTACTTCGGTAGTGATTTTTTATTTATATAAAAATCCAAGACAATATATTTATCGTATATGGCAGATGGACAAACATATGGAATTAATTTTCCGTTTTACGACTCTCAAGATGGTAGATATCTTTTTGCAACTCAAAGTGCCACATCTGAAATACGAAGTAATTTAGTTCATCTTCTTTTGACAAGAAAAGGTACAAGATATTTTTTACCAGACTTTGGTACAAGATTATATGAATATATTTTTGAACCATTAGATGGACCAACATTTTCAGACATCGAATCAGAAATTAGAGATAGTGTTGGACAATATATTCCAGGTATATTAATAACAAATATAGAAATAAAACCTGCGACCGCAAATTATGAAGATCCAGGAGCGACATATATATCACAAGATGGTACAAGAGAATATCGAGTTCCGGGTTTAGCTGAAAAAGAATATACAGCTAAAGTTAGAATTGATTATAGAATAACATCTGGGGCACTTGACGCAAGTGATTTTGTAATCTTAAATATTTAATAGAAATGGCAGAAAAGAAAATATCATACACAACCAGAGATTTTCAGGGTATAAGAACTGAATTAATAAATTTCACAAGATTATATTATCCGGATCTAATCCAGAATTTTAATGATGCTGGTGTGTTTTCTGTTTTAATGGATATCAACGCTGCAGTAACAGACAACCTTCAATTCCATATTGATAGAAGCATTCAAGAAACCGTATTACAATTTGCACAACAAAGATCATCGGTATATAATATTGCTAGAACATATGGATTAAAAATTCCAGGACAAAGACCATCAGTTGCGTTGGTTGATTTTTCAATCATTGTACCGGCATTTGGTGATAAAGAAGATTTAAGATATTGTGGAATATTAAGAAGAGGAGCACAAGTTAACGGTGGAGGACAACCATTTGAAACCGTATATGATATCGACTTTTCATCGGCAATAAACGCTGAAGGTTTTCCAAATAGATTAAAAACACCAAACTTTGATTCATCAGGTAAACTTTTAAATTATACAATCACAAAAAGAGAAGTTGTTGTTAATGGAACAACAAAAGTATTTAAAAGAGTTATCACACCAAATGATGTAAGACCATTTTTTGAAATGTTTTTACCGGAAAAAAATGTTCTTGGAGTTACAAGTGTTTTAATTAAAGAAGGTACACAATATACAACAATACCACAACCACAAGAATTTCTTGGTTTAGAAAACAAATGGTACGAAGTTAAAGCTCTTATGGAAGATAGAGTTTTTATTGAAGACCCAACTAAAGTTTCCGATAATCCGGGAATCAAAGTTGGAAAATATATCATGACAAATAATAAGTTTATTACAGAGTTCACACCGGAAGGGTTCTTTAAAATGACTTTTGGTGGTGGAAATACATCCGCCGAAGAACAACTTCGTGAATTTACAAGAGATGGTTATGGTTTTAATTTATCAAAATATTCTAATAATTTAACTCTTGGAAGTACTTTAAGACCAAACACCACAATGTTTGTTCAGTACAGAGTTGGTGGTGGACAAGCAAGTAATTTAGGTATTGGAGTTATAAATCAAATTGGTGTTGTATCATTTGCAGTTAATGGACCATCTGAAAGTGTTAATAGAACTGTGATTAACTCATTAAGATGTAATAACTTAACAGCTGCGATTGGTGGGGCAAATCCACCGACAACTGAAGAAGTAAGACAAATGGTATCATTTAATTTCTCGGCACAAAACAGAGCCGTAACAATAAATGATTATGAATCCATATTAAGAACTATGCCTTCACAATTTGGTGCACCCGGAAAAGTTAGCATTACTGAAGAAAACAACAAAATTAAAATTAAATTATTATCTTACGATAATGATGGAAAACTAACAGAACTTTCTTCAAACACACTTAAAACAAACATCGCAAACTACCTTTCAAACTATAGAATGATTAATGATTACATTTCTGTTGAAAGTGCAAATGTTATAGATCTTTCAATCACTGTGGATATTGTTTTGGACTCAACACAAAATCAAGGATCTCTTGTTACAAAAGTAATTGATATTATAACAAAATATTTTTCACCAACAAACAGACAAATGGGTGAAAATGTTTATGTTTCTGAAATTAGAAAACAAATACAAGCCCTGGATGGTGTGATAAGCATATCCGATATGTTATTTTTTAATAACGTTGGAGGACAATATTCATCATCTCAAACGTCACAAAAATATTCTGATCCACAAACAAGACAAATCGAATTAGTTGCTGACACAATATTTGCAGAACCAACTCAAACTTATCAAGTTAGATTCCCAGGAAAAGATATTAATGTTAGAGTTTTGAACTTCAAAACAATCAACTTTTCGTGATAATTTATTTTTCCAGTAATCTTATTATTTTTTGAAAATAGGAAATAAACTATTTATCAAAAAAATCTATTAATGCCAAAATCATATAGAATAAGAACACAGGTAGGTGTTGATAAAGCAATCAAAGTTAATCTTCAACAGGATTTTGAAAGCATCAACATATTATCTTTAAAGATACTACAAAATGACATTTACACACGACAATGTTCTGATTATGGAGTTGTGGTTGGTAGAGTTTTTGTGAATGGAGGATTTGGACTTCCAAACGCGAAAGTATCAGTTTTTATACCACTAACAGTACAAGACGCTTCTAATCCGATAATTTCAGAATTATACCCCTATTCATCAATTTCAGATTCAACTGAAGAGGGATATAGATATAACTTATTATTCAAAGACCCATCATATATAGGTCATAACGCAACAGGGTCGTTTCCAACAAAGGAAGAAGCCCTTTTAGATCAAAGTTATATAGAGGTATATGACAAATATTATAAGTTTACCACCAAAACAAATGAAAGTGGTGACTTTATGATTTTTGGTGTACCGGTTGGAACACAAACGGTGTTTATGGACGTGGATTTGTCTGACATTGGTTGTTTTTCATTCACACCACAAGATTTGATTCAAGCCGGTATGGCAACAGAATCACAGGTTAATGGAAATAAATTTAAAACCTCAACTAATTTAAATGAATTACCACAAGTTAAGAGTTTAACTAAAATTATTGAAATTTCACCATTATGGGGGGAACAAGATATATGTCAACTTGGAATTACAAGAGTTGATTTTGATTTAACAAAAGAGGCAAACATTAAAATTGAACCTAAAGCAATTTTGATGGGATCTATTATGTCAAACGCAAATGATGATGCAATTAGAGCCAAGTCATGTAAACCTAAAAATAATACCGGAAATTTATGTGAAATGATTGCCGGACCTGGACAAGTTTTAGCAATTAGACAAACTATAAATTTGGATGCTCAAGGACTTCCGGTATTAGAACAATATACCTTTGAACAAGACGGTAAGTTAATAGATGGTGACGGATCATATGTAATAAACATTCCAATGAATATGGATTATGTTTACACAAACGAATTTGGTGAACCCGCAATATCTTTGGATCCGAAAGTGGGTATACCAACAAAAGGGAAATATAGATTAAAATTTAAGTGGAATAATGAAGGGGGATTACAAAACGAAGTTCAAAGGGCGAACTTTTTAGTACCGAATATTAAAGAACATGGATGGAGTGTTTCAAGTTCAGATCCTTTGATTAATGCTCCGATAAATCCACCAAACATAACCTTTAGTTTTCCAATCGGTATTTTAGTAAATTCATACACAATTCCATTATTTTTAGGTAGTGGAGGAATTCATTTTGATACTACACAAAATGTAAGTTCGATTTCAATAACAATTAACTCACAACCTTATTATGGTGATATAGGTTTAATTCCGGTTTCAGTTGGTGATCAAATACAAATAACAATAACAAAAACTGACCCTAACCAACCTTCATTAGTTAGTTATGAATTTTATAATCAACAATATTTTGATTTACTTCGATCATATAGTTTTAGTTTAGACTGGGATGATTATGTTGATTCACAATCGGCAATAAATTGTGAAGACACCTTTTACGAATATCATTACAATAAAGTTTATACTACCGCCATGTTTCTTGATAGATATAAAAACGGAAGAGGTAGAGCGAAACATTTAGGTATTAAAGAAATTGATCAAAGGAGTTGTAAATCTACGGTAAATACGTTTCCGGTTAATGACGTAATAAGAAACTTTGACTCTCAATTTTTTATTTTCAATTTGTTGATTAACATACTCTCAATACCACTTTTAGTTATATTATTTATTGCCCACCTAATCGCATTAATGTGGCCAATTTTGAAGTTTGTTTTAATTTTCCTTGGAATACTTTTAGTCAGGTTGGCAATAGAATTTTGTAGAGATTCAATTTCCGAATCGGCACACCAAATAAATGAAATCGCTGGAGTCATTAGTGGTGGTGCTGGTTTTGTTGTAAATGTTACAAACATTTTGGAAATTATAAGACTTACATTTGTTTTAATATTTGATGCAATAAAATGTGCATTCTTTGTTGCTTTATCATTAGTATTTACTGCGGCCTCGATTTTCGCGGCGTTAAAAATTACTGGATTTCCAAGAATAGGATTACCTATGATTACATACCCAGATTGTGCGGCGTGTGATTGCGATTGTGGAAACGCGGAACTTTCCGATGATTTTGACGAAAACTCAATTAATCAAAGTGTTTCGGATGCGCAAGGAAATTCTGGTGGACAAATTGCTGGTATGCCATTATCAGCAAGTACATCAACATCGTTTCTTGCACCTATTAATGATGTAAACACGTACGCTAACGAACATCCAAACTCAACTCAAGTTAACACAGATGATGACCCAACAGATGGATCGTTAGGTAAGTTTTATTGTAATGTCACCGGTTTAGTATTAACAAATCAATATAAATCTTTTACATATAATTTAGGACAACAAGATATTGCACCAAGTGTTCTTGTGGCGGCATCCTTGGCATATAATAGAATAATGTCCGGTAGTGAATCGTTGGATCCTGGAAATGATCTTATTGGTATTCCAGATAAATCATTATTACACGCACCACAACCATTTTTATTTGCCGCAGACAAATTCTTTGGTAATAGTCATAGATGGTTGTCATTTCCTTTAACAGAAACTTTTTCACAAAAATTAAATGAATTCAATTATAGGGAAAAATATTTCTTAAACGAAAATAAAATAAAAGTTAAATTTAATTACCCACAAAATGCTGGATCTCATTTTGATCAACCACTTGTTATTTTGGCTAAAAAAGGAACATTGTCTAGTATCGGTGTGGGTAAGTTATTTTCATTCCAAGATCCAAAATTATCACAGTGTAATCAAAATTTAACCGGTGCGACATTTTATAACTCAATTACTGCAAATACTAAAAATCAATTTGGAAATAATGCTCTAACAGGAACATCATTACCATCGACAGTTGTTTCAGTTACGTATGGTTTAACTCAATCGACAAACGGAACCGTACAATATTTGATTACTAATACAGGTCAAACAGAGTCGTATTTGAAACACGCAATTGACATAGAGTATTTCCAAGTTATAACAGGATATACTGTAAGTGAGTTCACATCTAATTCTGCATATAGTACATCAATTGCAAACAGATTTCCAAAAAAATATCTTAATCATATTACCACAAGTTATTTTGAGTCACCATGTGACCCACCTTTTTATCCTCCAACACCAACACCAATATTTAAAACACTTACAACAATTAATCAAATAGATGGATATGAAGATTATGAAATTTTGATAATAACAAGAGGAGTTGACCCACATTCAGGAAAACACCAAAATAGTTATGATATCTCAACAATCTTTGGTCAACCAAATCAAAATGGAAGTGCT